AAGAAAAAAACAGTTTTTGTAAACTGTTTTTAACATTGCGAAATAAAAATTCTAAAAATCTTTATTGTATATGTTCGGTAGAACCGGTAATATCTTCAGTATTTTCAAGCATTAAGTCGATGATTTCGTATTCGAACGTAACGACAAATGTTACTTGTTCTGCAGAGCCATATTGTAGACTCAAATTTGATAATGTTGTCGGTATCGCATGCTTGAATTTCATCTTGGACATAATCTTATTATTGTTGTTCAGCGATACGAGCTCGATAGCGTCAACGCAGTCCATTCTAAGAAGTTCTTGTCCCTTGAGATTGGTTTTACCACACGGCTCGCCAAAACGCATCCAATAAATCCATGAATAAAATAGGAAATAGTTGCACATATGCTCGTCAAGGATAAATTCGATATTCATAGTCTGCAACTCACGTGCGCCAATCGGATTCGGGTGCAATTGACGTTCGTGCTTATACCTACTGTCTAGCATCGGGATAGAAAGGTCTGGAACGCTTACGTTCTTCACGTAGTTATCAAGTATATGGCTATCCAATTCAAAATTGGTCATGTTTACGATATTTGAAAACCTGACCTCAAACTTGTTATTGGTAAAATCGTTAATATGTTGTGTTATTCCGCTCATGTCTTATTTATAAATGAAAAAACCGGATTTATTATCCGGTTTTTATTAAGTTAATTATTTTCTTGATATTTTGTAACTTCTATTATTTGTACTATATTTTTAGCTTCTGTAGTATTTATCGGCTTTACAAGATTATTGTCCACGCTTTCTTTTATCGATTCATGGCACTTAATAATCCCTAGCTGTGTACTGCCCGTACGTATGCTATCCATACTTGTAGGCTCGAATTTAAATACCTTGCTATAATTTCGTTTCAGCATTTCAATTATATTACCTATCTTAGCGCGCACAAGTATTGCAGAATATTTTTCATATATGTTTTTATCGATCGTACTTACATTATTATTTGCATTTTCGTTATTATATAGCCAGTTTTTAGCAGTCTGGAATAATGTCTGAGCGCCATCCTCGTTAACAATATTCATTTCAGTTAATAAATGTCCGAACAATGCAGCCTTAAACGATTCAAACCTAATATTATTAGGAATAGCGTCATAAGCAGCTCTAAGATCACGCACAAGTATATCGCGCGGCAGCGTCAGCTGAACGGCATACGTATACCATTTATTATTTGCGTTGTTCTGCGCATCATCAATGCTCTTGTCGACGGATTTATATAGACCGTCGCTTAAATGCAATTCCTTAATTCGTTTTAATTCCGTATTACTTACCGTAACCCTACCAGAACTGCCTATCGTAAATTCATCATCAGCTTTATAATGTTCTTTGGCATAAGATACACCGCTATCGTCTTTAAAATATACCGTTACCTTATAATCGTCATTGAATATAAAACCAATGCATGAATCGATGGCTTTCATAAATTTATTTTCAATGGCTTCAATAATAGTTTTTACAACGCCTTTAAAACGGTCCGGATTGGCATCGTTTCTGGTGCTTACCAAGGTCTGTCTTGTCTTTTCAGGCAATGTGAGTTCCAGTGCGCTTAATTCAATCTTATTATGTACACCGTTATTCAAAATTTCAGAAATAAATGACTTGAAGTTATTTGCTGCCGTATTATCATTCCTGATATATTCAGACGCTGCCTTTATTTCTTTCTGTGTTAAAACCCATGGTTCGACTCTGATATCCGTGCGGTTAATCTTCAAGCTATTAATAAGCTGGTCTTTTACATTGTCAACGGACGCATTTCTTGTAAAGATAAATTCAAACGTATCTTTTTCAGAACCGGCGCCAATGAATTCTTCCAGTTTAAAGAATGGTTCAATAATCGGCTTGATATAATCATTATAGCAATTAGAAAGATTGGTATCATGCTTCTGCATAATAGTATCTATTATTTCTTTAGGACACTTTAAACTATAGCGGCGAACCAATGTCGCATCGTCTGCGCCCGGGAACTTTTCTTTAATGACAGGTTCGATTTTTTCTTTTGCAAACATCGTATTCATGAAATACTTAATAGGATCATCCATCGCGGCTAATGTCCTACCGCCGATTTCTTCATTTTTCTGCTGCAAAAGCTGCGGATATTTTGCAATCTTATTAGCATAACGCTTTCTGCTTGTGATTTCCGGCTTGCCTTCTTCAGTAAGCTGTTCGGCAAACTGTTCAGCAGCGTCCATATCTGTAAAGTAGATATTGAAACCATATGTCTTAATAGGAGCAAAGCCGACATATGAATCAATCATATCGTCAATATTTTCCAAGGCGTTCAACATCTTGTTTGCTACGTCAGCTGTTATATTATACCAGAAGTCATTAAGGGTATTTGCGTCATCAAGACATTTCTTAATGAGAGTTTCGGAAATCTTGAATGGAGCACAGTAGACTTGCTTGAGTTCGCCATTGTCCTCGATAGTCTTTTCATTTTCAAGCTTTTTACTGATTGGCTTTGTGATTTTCTCTATAATTTGACCGATAAATTTAGAATCTTTCAATGCCTGCTTGAATACTTCAGAATTCTTATTGGCTTTGGCTTGTTTTACTAAATCTTTAGGCGGATTAAGCGCATTTAAGGACGACTCGAGATTTTCCTTTTCCGCGTCGGAATAGGTATCATCTTTAACTACGGCACTGTTCTTGATAAAGGACATATCAAGGTTCGTATCGATTCTGGAAATAAAATCATTGGCGTTGCCTTCCGGCGTCTTTCTGGAATATTTCTTAAAGTAATATCTTAATGCGCCATTTTCAAGACCCCTGGCGAACAAATTGCCATCGGTATTCTTGAATGCGTAGTTGATATCGGCAATATAGTCGACGATTGTCTTCTTTATCGCGTCCTTTATATTATCTGACCCCTTTACGCTATCAGCGATATGGTTAACAACCCTGTCATTAGTAAAATCTATAGTGACGCTGATACAAGGCTTTTCATCCTTCTTGTTGCCGAAGCCAAACAGTTCAGTTAAGAAATTGGACTGAACGTCTGAAGAATATTCGTTGTTATTCTTCTTTTCGGTCAAATACTGTTCAAAATCTTGTGCCATATTTAAAATCCTCAAACTTTATATTATTTATAATAAAACCTGGCATTTAACCAGGTTTATAATTAAGAATTCCGAAATTCTTCATCGAGTTGCAGTCTTTTCGTAAATACTGCCCGATTATCCTTAATCCAGTCGATTATTGCCTGAAACGCATTTTTCAGGTCAAGATATTCAAGAGTAGTGCCTTTTGGCAAATCTTCTTCTCTGATATCCATTGCCCATGAACCAGAATCGAACTTAAATATGCCTTTATCCAGTTGCGCTCTGTAATACTTACAGTCTTGGATGCTGGCATCTGGATAACGTTTAATTTCGTCTACGCATTTTTTAAGTAATGGGTTATAATCCGGTTTATCGAGCAGGCTTTCTATTGTTCTCGGTCCCGTCGTTTTACAAATTAAGTAAAACCTTACTACTTGTACAACATTTCTCATATACAATCACCTCATTTAAAAAATAAATATACGCTTGGTCAAAATGCCAAGCGTCTTGTTAAATGTTATATAGTATATATGGTTTTTAAAAAACGAATTTCGCTTTTACGACTATTCTTTTAGAATTACATGCTTTACTACAAACACGATAATTGCGATAAAGCCAATGACTGTTGCAATCGGAAGGATATACGTGAACAGTACCTTGAGCATGAAGAGAACGAAGAGGATTAAGACGAGGAGAATTAAAAGATTTTTCATTGATTGTTTCCTTTTTATATTTTAAATATAGAAAAAGGATTGACTTTCGTCAACCCTAAAAAGAATATTTTATTATTCTATTTTCTACTAGACTACTTAGCGTCGCTGAAGAGCTTGATAAGATCATCCTTAGCCGGATTGGTCAAATCAAGAACTACCTTCGGAGCGGTTTCGCCTTCTGCTACTTCCGGAACTTCGTTAACCAGCGTAAAGCCAGCCTTAACGAGAACATCATTCAAGTCGATGAACGTACGGCTCTTGATTTCAAGCTGTTCAAGGTAAACCTTGCTATACTTTGAATTCGGAACACGACCGCTGCCTGAAGTAAGATCCATGAGATGAACCTTATTATCGGTAATCAATGCACATTCCTTACAAGATTCGTTGTCGACCGGAATAATGAATTCAGCCTTGACGTTGTTCGGATCACACATAACGATGTTGCCACCGTTACGACGACCGAAGCCGCTAGAACCGAGCTTAGAAGTCATGTCTTCAGTAGCCACGAAGAGCTTGAACTGAGACTTCGGCTGACCAGAGAACTGGTTAACAGAAACCTTAGCAGAACCGACAGCCTTACTGAAATAGAACAACTCAGTTGCTTCCGGTTCAGCATTAGTCATGTCACCGGAATAGATGACAGTGTTCTTGCTGTTCGTATAAGACGAGTTCCATCCATAAGAATGGCCTTCGAGGTCATACATGTGAAGGTCGAAGTCACGAGTGCCCCATTCGTTACGCCAGTAGATACCGATAACGTTGTTCTTGCTACCGAGGTCAACGGATGTACCGAACGGATAGTTACCGATGAAGTTCTTTTCCGAAGTCGGAATGGTAAAGTTAACGTTCTTCGGTACAACGACGAGACCAGCCTTAGACTTGATAGAATCGACAATAGACTGTTCAAGCAATCCATAGAGAGACATCAAGTAAGAAGTCTTATCCTTCTTCGGCTTGTAGTTTTCGTCAACCCACATACGGCCGTTACGAATAACATACATCTTACCATTACACTTCTGAAGCTTAGCAAGAATACCTTGCATAAGCGTAATCTTCTTGAAGTTAGTAATATCGCCAAGATGAGCCTTTACCTGGTCCAAGTCCTTCTCTTCGCAAAGGACAGTTTCCCAGAGGCCAGCCTTAAACGGCTTATGATAGGTCTTTGCAAGACGACGGATCTCGTTGATGACCGAAGCGTTTGTAACCTTGGTCAAGGACTTAACACCGACCTTAGCAGCAGCCTTCTTAAAGGCTTCAGTCATCATTGACTTAGAAGTGCCTTCAGACGACTTCATTGCAAGGAACAACGGCTTGAATCGATAGAAGATAGAAGCCAAAGAAATCTTCTGCTCCTGGGTGAGGCCAACGATGCTGTACTTGTCATGGTTTTCCTTCAAGGCCTTGATTGTTGCGCGGTCCTTGATGAGCATGAACTTGCCAGTTGCCTTATAGATGAGATAACGCAAGAGCGCAAATGCATCCTTCGGCGTAACATTGAGTTCATCACAGAACTTGACCTGAACTTCCTTGTTCTTAATCTTATCAACATCAAGTTCGAAACCAGAGTTCTTTACATGATAAAGAACAAAATCAGACAATGTATCTACAGTATCACCTTCAAGAGCGATACCGCTAGCAAACATACCTACTGCGCGGTCGTAGATTTCACGATCGGTTGCCGGCATAATAACCTTGAAGTTTTCGAACGGAATTTCTACATCCGGACCGTCATTCGGAACATAACCGTTACCTTCGGTAAAATTAGTTCCGTAGGTAGATGCATAATGCAGCAACTGATCAATCAAGAGCTCAAAACGAGTCTTGGAGGTAATATCTTCCCACTTCTTATAGAAAGTCTTGTTATAGTTAGTACGTGCAACATCCTTAACCCACTGAAGAGTAATATCGGAGCAGCAATCCGGATGAATCAAATAGCCGTACTTAGACGATTCCTTGTTGACTTCCTCAAATGAAAGTCGATTTTCATTTGTCGCTTCTGGGGCGACATTGAACATGGAAATAATCTTAACGAGAGTGGACTTAGACAACTTAGACATAATTGTTTCCTTTTTAGCGGAGGGTAAACTTGATTTCCTAGAACCATTTCATAGGAACCCTCTATGCGTTATTCATTTTGTGAGATTAAATATAGTAAAAAATTTTACTTTTGTAAACCCCTAAAATTAAATCAGTTTTAATTTTTTGTGGTCTGGAGCTTCGCATACCTGAAACCGAGAAGGATTGCTTTGGCAACAGTAATAGTCGTACCTTCTTTGTACCCGAATTCATTATTGCCATCAGACGACAAAGTTGACGGACGCAATGGTTCACCCGGATGGAACGTAAACATACATGGGCCAAAACCGTCATCACCGACAATCAATATATTATAATTGACCGGGTGTCTATCCGTATCGGCATAACAGGTAAGTGACAAAGTTCCAGTTCCCTTGACATCCGTGAATCGGCAAATCGTATCGCCAGGCAAGCATCCGAGCGGAATCATACCGATATATCCGCCAAACGATTCAGTCTTATATGCTGAACAGCCATCGGCGATATTCGGATGATGATATTCTTTCCAGTCCGATTCAAGAAGCTGCTTTTCAAGGGCTTCAACATTATCAAAATCTGTAACACTACCTTGACCGTTACACAATCTTTGTTCCAGGCATTTTACAAAATAATCTGGAATATTCTTTTTTGTGTTAAGAATTGCCGCTTTTACGAATTCATTAACTGTTTCGCTCATATTAACCTAAAATCCTCTTGAATGTATCATAGTTTACAGTATCGCGCCCGCAGAATACCGCGAATTCGATATTCTTGAAATGATTTACGAATTCCGGAAGGATATTCTTGTATGCCTGTGCAACAATTTCCGGCTTATTCTTAAATGCGCCACAACCGAAAGCGCCGAGAATAACTGTTTCATTGCCATTTTCTGCAGCAACTCGAAGAATACACCTGCCGCGATTTTCATGAAGCTTCAGCAATTCCTTATCGCTGATATTCGGTCTTTCACCGCGTTCATGGTTATAAGCGTTAGCCGGCGTTTCACGAAGATTCGGCGCGGCACATGTAATGACATTTACAGTTGACGGCCTGAAAAGATTAGTGTAATTATCGGACTTGATAATGTAAATGTTCGGAGAATAGATAATATCATTATTATGCAATGCGTCTCCGTCACGCTTATGCAAGCCATAGTACGGAATGTCAAATCTGCTATCCGAAAGCACCGGATAAAGAGTCGAACATCTGCAAAGGCATTCTTCCTGTGCGGTAGAACCCTTGGTAACGCCACCGCCCGGGTTCGTAGCCGATGCGAAGTTAAGGACCGCTACTTTCCCGTTATAATTTCTTGCCGCATTGAACGAACTGTTCTTTGTGACCTTTACCTTTGCCGGGCCGATGTTTTCAAACTTCGGCATTTCAAATGTCCGGAAATAAAAATCGCTATAGACCTTAGAATCCGAGACCGACTTTCCGACAGATTCGTTCAAAGTCTTATCGTTTTTAATCTGCTTAAGCGTATCGTTGAATACTTTTAAATTTTCTGCTTTAATATCCATGATTAACCTTTTACAATTTTATAATTCTTTTTTAATTTTTTACAGCGCTCGATATTGTTTTTTGTGCCTTGGCTTTTACCGTCCCAGAACATCAATGCGCCAGTACAATGTTCCGACATTTGAATATCCTTGACTTCATAGAACGCACGACCTGTTTCATTAGATACTAGGTCGTTACAGTCTTTTTTCTTGAATTCGATAAAATGACATCTGGGATAACTGCCGACATAATAGACGGTAACATCTTTATAATTTCTTTCATGAAAATACCGCTGGACTAATGAATCTATGCCATAGCAATCACCGATAAGAACTGGAATTTTACGCTTGATAATTTCGTCAAGGCTTTTTTCCATGTCCGTTGTCAATTCATGAATAGACGAACTACCGCTGATAAATATCGATTTCATACTATACCTGTTTCGAAGAAATATGCAACATGTATTCCAGCATCTTGATTTCTTTATCTTTTTCCGCAATCAGCTTATCGACGTCTTCCTTGCGGTAAAACTTTTCATCGCTTCCGACACTGGAATACTCTTCTCCGACAATAGCGACAGTTTCGCTAGTATCGTCAATCGGTCCGATTTCAAAAGAGTATTCTTTTAGTTTTACTTGTTCTTTTCCCATAGATTATAATATAAAAAAATAAAGGGTTTTTGTAAACCCTTTATTGAATTAAACATTATAGCCGCGTTTCTTCAAGACATTCGTAATCGTTTCTTTCAACTCGAGAACTGTTCCTAAATCATAGTTACGGTCATGTAATAACATCGCAAGCTCGTCAGGAATATCGTCATAAAATTCCAAATCAGATATTCGATCTTCAAGTTCTGAAATGTCATCTTCTTTATTGTCTATATCAGCTTCCAAGTCATCGGCTTCATTTTCGATTTCCCGCAGTTTCTTTAGGATATTATGCGCGTCTTCCTTAGACAAGACAAACGTATCTTTTTCTTTGTCATTCTCGTCCAAAAAATTTTCTTTAATAATGTCTTTGATTTCCCAGCAAGTATCTTCAATATTATTATAATACATAAGCACCTCTTATTAAATATGGCAATCGCATTTCCAGATATAATAGTCATCCGGAATTTCTTTCCAGACTTCGGTCCATGTCTTATTGAAATTATTATCTTCGTCCCAAGAAATAGCCCACCAGCCCATCTTGCCTTTTTCAATCCATTTACCGTCCGGCGTAACCATTGCCCAGAACGGCGCAACCGTATCTAAATTCGCCTTTACGAATTCGTCTAAGGTCTTAGTAGCAACATCGTCAATATTGATATTCCACCTAATATGGAATACTTCACCGGAGCCAAGTTTTTCGTTCATATCCTTCATGGACTGCTGGTTATTATAGACATCCCTGGCCGCGTCAAGATTTTCATTTTCTTTTCGTGCTTGTTCCCACGTAATAAAGTCGCTCGTAAAATACGGTTTTAGCTTATTATATAATTCCGTATAATATTCCTTTCTCTTAGCCATGAATGCGTCTATGTCGAACTGAGACTTCTTAATTACGTCTGTTTCTCCATCAATATTGACATATTCACTACGTTCCCAACTATATGGGCCATAATAATCCCATTTGCTGTTAGGATTGGTAAACCTGTATGCCTTTATAATCTGACCATCCTTTATGACAGCATACGAATCTTCCGGCTTAGTTTCCGGTTCAGACTCATAGACATTAGTTATACCGTGCCAGCTATCAAGAAAATCTTCTACCGACTCGTAATCTTCTTTATTTTCATTATAATCAGTAACTGTTTCATCTGTTATGTCCTGGTGAATACAGTATTCTGTAATTCCTGTGCATTCATATTCATGATATGGCAACATCAATCTTTCAAGTTCTTCTCTATTATCCGTTTTCGAAATAACGAATGTTGTAAAATGGCTCATCTGATATCCTTATTTAAATCAATTTTAAATCCATATTACAAATATAAAAAAATATCGTTCATGTTGATGAACGATATTTTTATTTGAATATTTTAAAATCTGTTAAACTAAAACAGAGCTAACAATTTGTGACAGCTTTTTCTGGTCAAACTTACCTTTGAACATAGGCGACAATTCTTTCATCATATTACCCATGTCTTTCTTTGTAGTAGCGCCAATTTTAATCTTAACTTCATTGACTGCGGCAATTACTTCTTCTTCAGAAACCTGTTCTGGCAAATATGCAGAAACAACTTCGATACGATGCTTAGTTTCAGTAATATGTTCAACTTGATTAGCCTTAATATACATATCAAGCGCATCATTAAATTGCTTAACTGTCCGACTTGTTACATCAATGACCATGATATCATCGATATCTTTCTTAGTATCAATAGATACCTTCTGAATATCTGCCTTAAGTGTTTTCAGGATAGTTGCATCTATAGAATTCTTTGCCTTCATGTTAGCAATAATATCTGCATTTATCTTTTCAATCAACATATTTTCAATCCTTTACTTTAAATAAACATAAATTAAATATAAAAAAAGAAGGGTTTTTTGTAAACCCTTTAATAAAGTTGCCGGTACTCGTTACGATCGAATGCTAAGGGCTTCAGAGACCCCTGTGCTACCATTACACCAACCGGCAATAATAGCGGAAGTGAAAGGATTCGAACCTCCAAGTCATCTCTGACTCACTGCGTTCGAAGCAGCTCCGCCACCAGTTGCGGGACACTTCCAAAAATTCGAAGCGGTGGTAGGATTCGAACCCACGGAGGACAGGATCGCTACCCTCTGCTGATTTCAAATCAGCCGCCTTAAGCCACTCGGACCACACCGCCATAAAATGGTTTCTTGAGCTAGTTAAGCACTTGTCTTGGTAGACCATTCCAGAAACCGGGATGACTTCGTTTGAACTCCATTTTACGAAGCCGAAGGCAACTAGAGTTTCACCCTTTAAGAACTACTTATTAGGTTCACTAGATACATTTTCGATTTCGGCCAGTCCCGACCGCCGGGCACCGCATCTAATCATAGTCTGTACAAACCATGAATTATATACTTTATCGAGAAGTATAATTAGGCAAATTCTAAAAAATGGTTCATAGTTACCAGTGAACCATGCTGGATAAGTTTACCTTTTCCCAAACTTATAAATCTTAGACCTTATCTTCGACGTTGCATGCTACGTGTATAGGATCCGGCAGTCTATTATGATTCCTATAGCTTTGCTTGTTAGCTGAGGATGAAAGACTCGAACTTTCATGTGAGCAAGCCCACGCCGGCATTCCAAACCAGTCCCTTACCAATTAGGGGTAATCCTCAATAATTTTTAGTCCACAGAGTTTGATTTGAACAAACACTTACAAGTTTATCAGACTTGCTGCCGCACCAATCGGCTTATTGTCTGTGGATAATCGGCAACCCAGAACTCGAATCTGGAACCTCCCGCGTATCAGACGGAAACTCTAACCAATTGAGCTAGTTGCCGCGATAATTAAAATTTATTTTTAAGTATTCTAAAAAATTTTTAAATTCAATATTTACTTTTTCATTATTTGCACTTCCCAAATCTTTTATTATATATGGAGTATAACCCGCATTTTCTATTTCTTTTATTTTAATTTTATCTCTATTTTGAACTTGCTCTAATGAATGTTTTTCCATTATTTTTTCATAATGCCATTTACCATTCCATAAAATAGCTATCTTTAAATCTTCAATAATAATATCTGCATCCCAACCATTAAATATTGCTTCATTATGCTTAACATTATTAAAATATTTTTCACATAATTCACAAAATGCTATTTCATTTTTAGAACGCCGTTTTATGCATGATGCAGCATATCTACCATTTATACTTTGTTTTTCTTTTTCTTCATTTGACCATATTTTATGTTTACGCCAACATAAATTACAATATTCTGCTTTGCCATATTTTTTTAATTTTTTATTACAATCTTTACAAAATTTTGTGCGTTTATCTTTACCGTTTTTGATATAATTTAATTTTATACTATTTTTAATTTTATTTTTTGTTTCTTCTGTTTGTTTACGTGAATGTGAACATTTACTTGAACAAAATCTAGTTCCTTTTTTTGCGATAAATTCTTTTTTACAAATTTCACATATACATTTACTATGATATATTTTATATTGTTCAGTATTAGGGTTTTCTTTACATTTATTTAAATGCTGAGTTCTACTTGATGTTGTAATTGTTTTAAATCCACAAAATTCACAAATATATTCACCATATTGATGATATTTATATTTTAATTCCATATTTAACCTATTTTAACTTTATTTTTATGTAGTTATTACCGTAACTACACAATATTTATAAGGTTAGATAAAATGGTTAATTTTATCAAATAGCGGTAACTATCTGTCCCTTATATTATTATAGCAATAACTGGATTCGAACCAATATTAACGGATTATGATTCCGCTACACTAACCATTGTGTTATACTGCCATTAAATAGCGAGAAGTAATTAGTCTGATTTCAAGTCGGATGCCCACTGGGCGTATAGGAACTTCTTATGCTATTTTTTAATTTTTTAGCGGGATGTAATTTGCCTTTCGGCTTTCGGATTTGAACCGAATCAAGGCCTGGTGGCCTATCATCCATTAATAGGAACATCCGGTGCTATTTAGAGCGCTCTGTAGGATTTGAACCTACGTGGGAGTTTCCTCCAGTGGCTTTGCAGGCCATGATCTTCGACCGGGCTCGATCCAAGAGCGCATATTCACAAACTTACAGGCGTCCTAATTGCAAGGACCATTTAACGAGTATCTAAGGTAGTTACTCCTTAGTTGTTCTCCGACCTTTCCTATTTCAAAAGGCTTCACGTGGCATATTTTAGTAGAGCCAATACTACGCCTCTGCGACCATCATTCTGGTATTCATCTAATTCGCAGAAACAGATTCCTCCTCCCTGAGTTTTCTTCATCAGGGTTACTACCCGTTAGCATGAAATCAAGAATGATGCAACACGGGGCTCTTCTCATTTGTGTTAAATTCTTTTTACGGTTTTTACCGAAGATTCCGAAAAACTTCAGCGGACTTCCGCCTTTGTTACCTCTTTTAAACACGACCGCTATTTTAGGATTCCTCCTTTTCGCATAGCGTCACTGCGATCTAAATGGTTGCAGAGTGCCCCATCCTTAGTCCTAGGAAACCGTGTAGGACAAGATTAACCCAATGATGATCAGTCATTCTCTGCATTTAGTGGGCAGGGAGGGATTCGAACCCCCGATGTTTACCCATAGGGAAGTGATTTACAGTCACTCTGCTTCAAACCACTTGCTTACCTACCCAAATGTTAGTGACAGCTGTAGGACTCGAACCTACGGAAGCCCGTTAGGGCGGGAGGGTTACAGCCTCCAGGAATTGCCGCTATCCGAAACTGCCATAATATCGGGCTTTCACCGATTGCCCGAATAAACGATCCTATACAACAAACGTCTCAAGGGTTTATTCAGTCATATAATAAAAGCGTCACTTTCTCAGTGACGCCTTAAAAGTTACATATGAACTTTCTTGGTGTCACCCACCAGTCTTGATATACATGCAATAAATTGAGGACTGCTGTCCACAAATCGAATTACATGAATATGTATAAAACTGAGTGTTGTTCATTGCTTTTACCTTTTATATTATATATAAAAACTTTTTCATCGTTTTCGCTTTTTAACTATGTTAAATATAATAAATTTTTTAAGTTTTGTAAACCCTAAAAATTTTTAGTTGTTTTTAAAATCCAAAGAACAACCAAACTTTACGGGATTCCGTTCTCTACATGACGCGCAGTTTGCACATCCGGTTTAACGGTAAGTAGCATTCCATGAGGAACTTCCTGCTGTGAAACGAATTACCAACCTTAGTTCTTAATGAGAGGATTCATTTAACGTGTTATAATATAGTAAATTATCCTTGACTTGTAAACCCTAAATTTTTATTTATCGTCCACCAGTTGTCCATTGAAGTATATCGGCAAGCTCGTTCGCTTTTTCTTCCCAGAATATTGCCTTGTCAGCCGGGCCACATCCAGGATGCTCCTTCTTGAACTGCTCGAATTCAGTATACATGTCTTCTTTATATGTCATAATGTTAAAAATGCGTATTTAAACTTCATCCATGGCTAATGCAATGTTAATCTTTTCTTTAGAAGATATTAATAATTGTTCAATAGCCTTATTATATTCTTTTACCGTTGAAATATTTTCTTTAATTGCTTTAATCGCATAACCGCTTTTATCATTAAAGGTTTTAAGAAATTTTTCAAATGACATACGTAAACCAGTTTTAAGTATTGGAATATCTACAATAACTTCTTTTCCATTAAGACTTGGCCTTGGTTTTATTGTAAAATCATCAACAATGCAATATAATTCGTCATTTAAGCCTTCAGTTCTAAATCCATAACCATCAAGTGTTTCAGCAAAAAAATGAAGCTCATTAGTACGCTTGTGAAATGCTATAGCGTCATGGAATTCCCTTTTCATGTTATCTTGGTTAAAATCAACTTTGTGCATCTTCTATCCCATCAAGCGTCATTGCCAACTCAATATTATTCAAAAACGCCTGTTCTGCTGAATGAAGCGACTTCTTAAAAGGTTCAACCTTAATATTATAGTCTGCAATCGCATTGGCATAATTAAGAATAGTATTAGTCAAAAAACTATCCGGACTAAATGCTTTTGTAAAACTTTCAGTTTTTATCTTAATTACTTCATTGCTAAGTGACGGAATAGTTAGATGAATTTCCGAATGATCGTCATCGCTTTTCCATTTTGGATATGCACCGTATACATATTTGCCCACTGGTATATGTGCATACATATGGTCATTCTGACCAAATGTCTTATAGCCATGTTCTTCAAGCCATTGCGCTAACCAATGCAACTGATCACATTTTTTATTAAATTGGACTCGTTCAAATGGTTCACGCATTACATTATCACGCTCAATCGTATGCATTATCTGTTTACCTCATGTATTGACCAATGTTACAGCAAGTGAAAGATTCTCACACATAACTTTACGCTGTGTTTCTAAAGTAGTCTTATATTCTCGGAGAGTCTTGACAACAAGTCCATTTTTAGCAAATGTCTTTTTAAAATTTTCCAGCGTCGTCTGCATTGTTAACTGAAGCTCCGGAACTTTTACACCAATTTTATCAGGATCGCTTAGGCCGCCGTAACAGCCTAATCCTAAATAATATGGTTTTAATATGATGCCATCCATTCTACCGAATTTAACACCATTTTTTTCTTCAGCTTCGCTAGGTATATAAATACTTAGGTCTTCATTTACGCCATATGTCTTAAAACCTTTAGCTTCAAGTTTTTCCGCAAGCTCATGAATATGTTCAACACGCATATCGAAATACATACCTTCTGACGGTCCACGAAATACGTGGTCATTTTTAATTTCATGCATCGTCGGCCTCGTCAATTATTCTAGCGGTTTCTATATTATTAGCGAAAGCTGCTTTCGCTGCGGATAATGATGCTTCATATTCATCTATTGCTTTCATCAAATAACCGTCCTTATTGAATGTCTTTTTGAATTTTGAAAGTCGTATCGGAATAGTTACGCCTAATGCCGGAATCGAAATATCAACATCGTATTTGTCATTCTTGTCATCTGAATCCCATTCATCATAGCGCCAACTCGGAATTATAGTAATTTTACGCCTGCCAAGATCAAGTTCAGCCTCAAGTTCAGTATTCGTACCATATGTAGTTATGCCAAACTTTTCAAGACGTAATGCCAGGTTATGCACGCTCTCGCGTTTTCTGTTAAAAAATACGCTATCTGACGGCCCACGCCAGACATTATCGTTTTCTAATATATGCATATTAAATTTTATCCATTTTTATAGCCATATCAAACTTTGATGACATTGATATTTTAAACTGTTTCCATAATTGCCTATATTCAAGTATTCCTTTTACAAGATGACTTTCTGTATTAAACAGTTTTGAAAAATCATCTATTATCGTCGGAATCCTGATACCTAGCTGTTGATCTTCAACTTCAATCTTATTATTTTCGCTAGTGCAATGAATATATAGATATAATTTTTCCTTTTCACTGACCTTTAGTTTTATATAAAGCTCGTCATTTAAACCATTTGTTTCATAGCCCTGTTCTTCAAGTTTTCCCGCGACATCATGATACAGTCTACACAACATATCAAAATTATGTCGATTTACATATTTTCTAATGCTTAAATCAATAGTATGCATTATTCACATTTAATATTATAAAATATGACGATATTGCGGAATCGAACCGCCAGATAATCCACAAATCAAACGCTGAGTCGAACAGCTTTTACCAGTCCATGGCTTAATCGGACTCGAACCGAATTTTCAGCACCATTTACTAAACTATCGTCATTTTATAATATAGAAAAAAGGTTGACTTTCGTCAACCCAAATATTTTGAAATCGCTTTAATGATATATTGCTTTCGTAGGTCATTATAGTTTTGTGTTTTATATAATACGTTTTCATTTTCATCAAAGATATAATAATAGCCGCCATTTTTTACATATATATTGTTTTCACGTATACGTAATATTTCATCGCAGCCGTTTTTAAATAATATTTTTCCAGTTTTTTGTATGATTAAACAGGATGTATCATCATCGAACAGTATTTTAATATAACCACGCTCTATAATATTAAACGTTTGAACTGGTTTATCTAATATTTTTTTACAGTCGTTATCGCATAAAAAATACTTACGGGAATTATTATTACGTATCATGAAATAATTAGCTTTAGTCGGAAGACTGAAGGCAGCATTTAAATCTGGGTGTTTAACAAATAGTCTAGCTTCCTTTTTAGTTTCTTCAGTAATATTAAAACTATCAATTCTTATATTTTTTAAACGCTTTAAATTATTAAGATTTAATTCTGATTCAGCTATTGAGCCATGTCTACCCATAAGATATGCACTGAAAGCCCAGTTTACATCATTATTATCTATTTCGCCAGAAAAAATAATATGATCATTATAGTCACCAAAGTCTTTTGCAACATTCTTATCTACGCTAAATGAATTAAATTCTTTTGTGGTATTATCGAGATATTGAACGAGCTTTATAGGTGACTGAAATATAAATTTATCTTTCTTATATAATTGTGCTAATCCACGAGAATCTAATCTTAGCCCTCTATATACTCTAAGATGTTTTTTACTCATGTTATCTTCCAGGAATCCACATATTTTATTAATTAATTTTTTTAAACTCGGAAAATAAGATAATTCCTCTAATAAGTCAGCCTTGTGTTCGATAGTATCTAAATTAAATACATCTTTCATGGTTTTACCAGCAGGATAATATTTAAGGCCATCACTATAATTATTGATTTTACCTGAATCTAATAATCCTGATAATGCAGCTAAAGTTAGAGTAGTATGATCTTTTTGTTTAACATTTAGCCATAACTTTCCTTCATAGTCATGGTAATGTTGATCATCTTTATAAATATTTTTTACGTTACGTTTTTCACGACCTTTTTAGTCAACTTTGCATACTTGCCATAATCATCGTCATAGATTTTAGGCAATGCTGTTAATTCTACTAGGTATTTATTTTTCTTTAATAAATCTAAAGCTTCAGTCAAATTCATATATTATTTATATCTATGAATTGTCATAATACCAGTTCCGTAAAAAATAACTGATAGCGAACGACCGTTATAGTCCCTTAGGGGAGACTCGAACTCCCACGGAATTTAATCCACCAGATCCTAAGTCTGACGCGTATTAACCATTTTCGCCACACAGGGATATATTATCGATCTGGGGGGATTCGAACCCTCAATCCGTTTTTATCTCGGCCGCCGGGTTTGAGCCGACGCTGTATACCAATTCCAATCACAGATCGTTAATTAGCGGAAGCGAGAGGGCTCGAACCTCCAAGCAGATTTCTCCACGGCACTTTAGCAAAGTGCTGGCTTACCAATTAGCCTACGCTTCCATTTTTATCGTCAGAGCGGGACTCGAACCCGCACGGTATTTCTACCACGAGACTCTCATTCTCGCGAGGCTACCAAAATTACTCCATCTGACGTTATTTTAGTCCTCTAGGCGGGCTTCGATCCCGCACGATACTTACGTACCACGAGAGTCTGAATCTCGTATGTCTACCAGTTCCAACACCAGAGGATTATATTTTATCGATATGGGGAGACTCGCACTCCCAATCCCTTTCGGGCACGGACCTCTCAAGCCCGCATGTATACATTCCATCACATACCGTTATATTATCGGTCTGAAGGGACTCGAACCCCCAATCCGCGCTTATCTCGGCCACCGGGTTTAAGCCGATGCTGTATACCAATTCCAATCACAGACCGTTTACAGCCCTACCCCGATTCGAACAGGGAACAGGAGATTTGGAGTCACCTCGGTTACCAATTACCACATAGAGCTATATAAAAAATTAAGGTCCCCAACTTGTGGGAACCTTTAAACTTTCATACGACTAAAAAATCGAACTACCTAGTTCCCACTATACTACGACGCAATAACCAGCTGAGGAGCAGGCTACTGAGTAGGAGAATGTTCAAACTAAGTACGTTCATTGTTTTAACCTTTATATTATATATGTTTTTATTTTCTTGTTTTTCGTTATTTTACGTTGTTAAATATAGTAAATTATTTTTGTTTTGTAAACCCTAAAAATAATTTTTTTATCACTTTTCACAAATATACACTTCGTTAATCCAGGCGTCGCCAATACGTTTCGTATCGTCCATCGTCGTTCCGAACAAATAGCCTTTATTAGGATCTGCTTGAACACAATACATGATTCTATCAAAATCCATTCCACAAACGCCCTTTACCCTGTAACGCTTGCCAACTTCGCATTCGAATAACGGAATCTGCTTCGGCTCAATATATGGCGTCCAGTCGGTAGGCACTCTTGCGACGAAATCCTTATATGCCTTATCCCAACCATCTTGATAATATACTTTTACAACCCATTTAAATCCATCTTCACCATAATGAATGCCGAGTAACTGATACTTACATGGCTCAAACGTTTGGTCATTATTCCAGGCCAATACTTCCATGGATTTGCCATCCCAGTCTTTAATTAAATAGTCATTGTTGATTAAATCGTCTTTTGTGTAATTCATAATCATTCCTTATTAAAAATCAAAACGGTTAATAAGATTTTCTGTAACAGCCAAACTATTGCTCGGCGAAATTAGTTTAACGATAAAAACATGCTCCATTAGAGCATTATATTTTAACGGCGGAAGCTCGTCATATGTCATTCCTTCAAGCTCAGTAAAATACTGCATGCCTTCGAGCTTCATCCCGTCTTTTACAAACTTAAGAATCGTGGCGATTTTATTATCGCCCTTTTCAACACGGTATTCGCCGTCCTTCATCGTACCGATGGACATAAGAATATGGTTATTGTCGATACCGAGCAACAATGATTCAATATATGACGGATAATCCCAGCTTACATAAAGATTACTCTTGTCGAGCTTTCCACTGTCGTATAGCCTGATAATATGTTCTAATGTCATCGGCTTATCTTCAAGATATACCCGTTTAGTATTAAAAATTTCCATATTTTATACCATATCCTTTTTTAATTCCTTAAACCAAATAATAAAAGATCCGACTGCCATTCCTGTCCATATGAAATTCAAGCCAAGCAAATATAATGCCTGATCTGGAAGTAACCAGTATTCAATGCAATATGCAATATCATTTATGAACCAGATAATCCACGTATCAATCTTATGTCTTACCATCAAGATAGTTGCCACGAAAGAAGAAACTGTCGTAAATGCGTCTAACGTTGGTAAAGGATCATCCGTTCCAGACAGCCACTTTGTAACGCCGATTGTGCCAAAAGTTATTACCGTTAAGTAAACAGCTGTTTCCAGTATGCTTGCCTTTGTTACTTTTTGTCCAACGTCTTTTCCCCAAAGAAACCAGCCGATCATGCCGATGACGATATAAACAGAGCTGTTCACTACGTCGCCATAAAGATGATTTTGTGCAGAAAAGACTATCATCAATACCATCTGGATTACATAAAAAATCCAGTTACAACGCTTATTAAGCATGACAAGCATGCCTTGAAGCAGACCGAAGATTGTTGCGGTGATTTCAATCATTTATTATCCTTTGTTAATGGTTGTATAGTTAATTTAGCGGTTTCGTTTTACGAATTCAACAAGACGGTCATAAATTGCTTTAGCAGAATAATATGGATTGCCTGTCACTTCTTCGAAAATTTCCGGCGGATTGAATTCTTCCAGATGTTCGCCAGATACTTCAATAATTGTTTCACCAGTCGTAGTATAATAATCATCATCTATATGGAATTCATTCCCGTTCATGGTTGTCACATAGCTCATACGATTCTTATAAGAAACGATACAGTCTGCATACTTATAAGCTTCATTATATTCCTGTTCGCTGATTTCCATTACATTGGTTATATTACCGTTCTTGACATTCTTGGTGTAACCAACAACCTTTGTTTCGGTTTCACCGTCATCAAAGAAAGAGCCACTTGATTCTTCTACCGTAATACAACGGTATTTGATGTCACCGATATAGAACTGTTCAATCCAATAGTCTTCTTTAGCGTCGCCAAGATGATGAATCCAATCACGATATAGCCAATAGTTATTAGAATTCGGACGGATGATGAACTTACGTTCAGTATTAACAATATTACCGGTCACTAATTCCATTCTTAAACCTCTCGTTTACATCTTTAATATAGAAAAAAGGTTCAGAGCTGTAAACCCTGAACAATGTAAAAGAAATTCTATATCATTAAAAAGTTTCAATCGTTTTCTTTACCTTGTCAATCTGCTCAGACAAAGAAAGACCCGTCACGTCAACCATAAACAGCTTTCCTTCCGTCATATTATTGACCTTCATGATAACATACGTATCACGGTATAACGTATTATAAAGCGGCGCTTCCAAATCGAAATCCGAAATAGGCTTATTTCGTGTTTTAATACGCCTTAGGAGCTCTTCGCCGTCATTGTTAATTAAGAATACTACCTTGACATCATTTGCCTTTAAAAAAGCCTGATATGCGTCAATACGGGTCTTCATGTCGACGTCTTTCAACATATATTTGCAGATAGTGTCGTGGTTACGGTCGGAGAAGTTCGCCTTTGGAAACATTGTCTTCAACGCTTCGATTGTAGTTGTCTTACCGCATCCGTCTGTGCCTTCGATAATGATATTCATCGTTATTCCTTTTATTAGAGATTCATAATATAATCGATAATTTCTTGCTCGCTGTCCACTTTCTTCAAAATATATTCGACATTCATTTTGTTAAGCGTTAATAACGGAAACCAATATTCCCCGGTTACGTCAAACAACTTATTGTCGTTTTTGACAAAAATAACCATCGGCTTATTAATGGATGCCGCATACATAATTTCAGCAAGGCTTCCAATAGCTGCATGGCCAAGAAGGTTAACAATTACAAAATCAGCACGTTCAATCTGGCTAAGTTCCGCATTGACAACTTTTTCCGTCACAGTTGCGCCTTCGCCTTTTTCATAATAAAAACCACCAACATATGTTACATTGGGATTTTTCGTTATTATGCCTTCACTTGCATAAATGACATCATCAATATTGTCAACGAGCATAGAACGAAGATCATCTTTTAACATGGCTTTGACGTTTTCTTCCGTAATAAGACGATGCTGAACTCGATATGTTCCAGAATAAAAAATTTTTTTCATATCCGACCTTTGATATCAATAATATAGGAAAAGGATTGACTTTTGTCAATCCCTTTTACATTTCGCCGACACCCATCAAGTCGATTTTATTTTTTGATATCGTTGTCACTGTGCGTAATTGAACATGATGCGGTTCAAAATGTTCATGAGTGGTTAAATACACTTCAGCATCTGGCTTAACTTCGCCAAGCCATCTGATATATGTCAATTTATTATATAACTCTTCAAACGTCATTAGCTTTTCTTATTCCTCAACTGTACATGCAAATGCTCATTCGGCTTGTCCTTATCTTCATGTAGGACAAAAAAGTCCGAACCCAATACGTCATTTACCATTTGCACAATTTCATTTTTTAACTTTGGATTAATATTGTTAATTCTAACATCGACTGCTTCACCACGATAATGTGCCGAGTTCTTAGAATGTGACTTTGAATCGTTCGCACTGGTAATCAATATCTTATAGTCAGGGTCATTCAATACGCTTTGATAAACCTTATTGACCTTAAGGATTGCTGTATCAATTCTTGGAACGACATTGAATTTTACGCCGTCCTTTTTAGGAATAAATGTTTCGACGAAATGATGGAAATCGTCATCGGCCATCATACTCTTGTTAATATGGCTAATTTCCGTAGTTACTTCATTCAATACGGATTCTACATTTTTTTCTTCTTGATAATTCTTATAAAAATTATATCCGACAATAGAAATGAAAACAAGAAAGCCGATGATAAATGTTGACTTTAGGCGATATGTATAAAGAAACTTAATACCGAAATAATAAAGCAATGTAATAACAATGCTGATTACAAATGCTACGATAGAAATTTCTGCCATTTGATACTCCTTTAGTTGGTAAATACAATATAGTAAAAATTTCCATATTCGTCAATACTTAAACCATATATATTAAAGGTTTTCAAAAGCATAGTTCAAACTGAATATGCCGTACGCCATATAGGCGGAAGGGTTAGCCATTAAAAACCCATAGCGGAGGAAACTGATATATCTAACTTGGTATGGATTATCCGAAGGTTAATATTAAAAAATTAAGGTGAAAAATGAATATCAAACAATCAAGCATACGTAAAGCGTGTGCTAAAAACATCAACAAATTTATACAATATATCGAAATACTTACCGCTGATGGTTTTACTGAATTTCGGCCTTACCAGTTTCAAGCAAAGCTTTTACGTAAGTTTGCCAAGAGCTGGATTAATAGAAAAGAAATGAAGCATAACCATGTTGTGGTAGCTCCTAGGCAATGTGGAAAAACGACTATTGCCATAATATATCTTTTGTGGTTCGCGTTATTCAACGAGCAAAGAACTATCGCGATTCTTGCAAATACAGAACTCCAGTCTAGATCTATACTTGAAAAAGTAATGGAATTATATGAACATCTTCCGGATTTTCTTAAAGTCAAAATTACCAAAAGCAAACACGGACGCATCGAATTCGAAAACGGTTCATATATCTTTAATGCGCCGTTTTCAAGCAGTGCAGTTCTAGGCAAGCATATAGACTTAATTGTTTTTGACGAATTTGCATACTGTAAAGAAAAATCGCTCGACCAATTTATGAAGTCCGTATTCCCAACAGTCAGTGCCAGCGTTAATTCGCAAGTAATATTACTGTCCACGCCGCACGGAGATAATGAATTCTATACAATCTATTCTAATGCCAAGGCTGGCAAATCATCATTTATCGCGACGCATATCGGGTATGACTGTATGCCTGGCCGTGATGAAGCATGGAAAAATAAGACTATTAGAGATTATGGTATAAAGTTCTTTACACAAGAATATGATGCAGCATTTATTCTTTCTACTCCAATAGAAGAAGCTAATACGATTACATTAAACATAAATACAAGCCCATTATCTAGGGAAGAAGCTAAAGGTTTAATGGAAAAATTAAAACAGTTATTCAATAAAAAGCTAACTATTGAAGAAGTAGAAGATGCGACTTACGATATAAAATTCGAATAATAAAAAGCGGGCTAAATACCCGCTTTATTTTTCTCTTGTTCTTCCTTAATTAAATCGTCATAATAATCGACTTTACCATCTTCTTTAATTCTATGTGACCAATAAGTTACAGTTACTTCTCTTTCATAATGAAACTTCTTTCCACATTCCCAGCATTCAATATCATCACAATCAGGCAATTCCCATGAATCCATTACTTCAGCACCACAATATGGACATACAACTTCATCAGTATCGATATTAAAATATTTTTCTTTTGTATTAGCCATTATTCCTTCCACCACTTAAGCGACATTTCTGCCTGGCGTTCAAGCATATCCAACCCGTTGATTGACCAGGAACAGTGTTTATTCCTTTCAGCCTTTTTAACAAGTAAATTTGGTTCAGCATAATTCAAATCATAATAGATGAACTTACTCTTATTATTGAAATTGATATCTATTCCGGTTTCGAAAGGAATGGTGTTGACGATAAGATCGAATTTCTTGGCATCGAATTCCGAAATACTTTTTTCATCTATACACTTCGGATTACGGGCAAATACTGTCATTTCATGACTAGAAGTAGTTAAATCGGTGGCGTCATGAAGTGCGGTAAGAATAGCCGGAACTACTCCTCCATTCCCAAGAATAGCCATACGATGCGGATAATCGAATTCCCAATCATCATGATTGCTGACATAATGATCCAAAGAAATTCGGAATGCTTCGCCATCGAAATTTTCGCCGATAAAACAATCATTTATGATTTTAACACAGTTCACAGTCCCAATACGTTGTGCTTCAGGCATCAATGAATCCATATACTTGACAATATCTTTTTTAAACGGTTTCGTTACGTTGAAACCGTCCAACTTATTGGCTATAGCCAGTTCAAGTCCTTGTTCTACACAAGATACATCATAAATCTTATATTCTATTCCTTGTGATTCAAATATTTCTTTGGACTTGCTATACCAGATATTACTTCCAATTAATCCAACTTTCATGCTAACAAAAATCTCCCGGATCAAATATATCACTTGCTGCAATCGGTATGGCGCCATTTAGCATAAAATAAATATCGTCGTTATCTTCACCTTCTACATATTCGCGGACTGATTCTTCAGGAACATGATAATACTTACTGGCGACTTGTAGCGCTACGTTTTTATCCTGTCCTTTCTTTTGCATTGATTTGCAAAAGCAAAACGCCTTAAATACGCGTCTTTCTTTACTGTCTTTCGGATCGTAGCCAGTCATTTATTAATCCTTGGTATAATATGTTTTACCTGCGGCATTAAGAACTGCTACCGAAACTTTATCATTTAAATCATCAAAAAATTTCCACACGACTTCATCTAAGTCTTGACGCAAGAATCGATTATCACGTTCTTGGTCATAATAGACATCAATTTGAATATGTTGTCTTTTTGGCCATTTAGTTTTTTCTTCAACTTCTTTTATCTTGTCAAGCGTTCTACGTAATTGCAATTCAAAATCATCTACATCCCATGGCGCATTCCAACAGCCAGACAATTCTTTATCGATTGCAATGTAATTTCCATAATTATCGTCTTTTTCAACGCTATTGCAATATGTAACCCATGGATGATCCTGATGCGCATCCTGAATTAATAAATCTGCAATACTATCTTTTCCAAATTTAAAAATTGGACTATAGACATATGCATATATTCCTAAAAAACCTGGAATTTTTGGATCTGTGGATTCTTCCAGTGTTAATCCAAGTTTTTTACATACGTTTTTATATTCTTCAACTGATATATTTTTACGTTCTCTCATAATTAACCTTTATATAGTTGATATTTTTTACTAAGTTTATGACTAATTTCATCAGATAATGGTTTAAACCATATACCGACACGGCAACGGCCGACACCATTTTCATCGGTAAATTCTGGCGTCAAATCAGTCTTACAGACGTCATCGATAAAGCCATAATCAGTACCTTCATGAAGCCCAAGTTCCTTAGCAATATCGACCACTTTCATAAGGTGGTTCAAATTCTTAGCTTCACAAATAGTTTTTGTAAATATACCGTTGATATAATCCGTAACTATATCATTATCGATATAAATCTTGTAGCCAGTTACAATACCGTCCTTGAAGAACTGTTCTGTGTTTGCATCGTTACGAATAATATTCATCCAATATCCTTCAGCACAATGTCCAACCATAGCGGCAAGTTTACCGGCATGAAGATTCAAATCTTTTCTAATAATAAACAATCGTCTCATATTATTTTCCCTTTTTAGTCTGCTTTTCGTATTCTTCGCTTAATTTACAGCCGAAATCCCAAATATCGTCATGGGTAAAGAATTCATATACTAAACCCATTCTTGACGCAATACCCGTCTGATACTTTTCATAAAGAGAATTCCAGAATTCTCCTCTTTCATTCCAATCTTTTTCTTCCGCCTCGTTATTAAATTCAATATCGGCGCTGTCCATATACGAATAATCTTTTAGACGCCTAAGAATAGGATTTCCTCTTTTAAAGTCGTCAAAATGATATCCAGAAAAAAACCAAAGGACAATCTTACCTAAGCTTTTTAATACGACGCAACTCCCGCTAAAATCTACCGGATTTCCACGTTCGACAGCATATGCACCCTTTTCGATAGTCCTAAGCGCTCTTGACAAAAGTTTAGCGCCGCTTTCATCTTCTTCAGGCTTATATTTCTTATCGCCAAAATCTATGTAAATTTTTGCATGCTGCTTAATTTGCTTTGTAATATACTTATGATAGTCGTCGCGGACAGAATTAAGCTCAAGAATAAGATCTTCTTCTGGTTTATCATAAATTAATGCGTTTAAATATCTATATGACATAATTTACTTATTGTTTTATGCTAAAAATTGTCTGCAGGTCATCTATTGTTTTTTCTGCAGCCTGGTCTAAAGGAATATATTGTGTATTATCGATTTCACGCTGTCTTTCAACTACGGTCTTATATGTCATGTCTTTTAACGCCATATTAAGATTTTCGACGTCCCTATCATAAATAGAATCAACTACTATTTGTGATTTTAAAGTTCGTTTTGTAATGCCGTCGTCAATAACGGTATACATTTCTACAAGAACTTTGCCAGTTTGTTTAAGTTCCGAACGCTCAATCTTTTTGTCGACTCGTGTTTCCATAGCACGATGATGCTGTAAATCTGCACTGCCACCAGCTACGGTAAAAACCATTAACCCTGCAGCCAACATGCCCATGCATTTAAGAAATTCCATTTATAACTCCGTTATTTTACATGATTATATCGCCGTCTGACAGGTCATAAATTGGATTGGTCTTTACAAACTGTTTAATATAGTTTTCTGCCTTGCCCCAATCCTCGCCTTCGAAAATAGTTATTTCGTTACCATTATGAACCATTTTAACTTTGGTTTTTGGATAATCCAAAGGTTCATCAGTGATTTTGAAGAAAAACTTAAATAGTTTTCGCCAAAATGAATTTTCATAACGTTTAATTGCCTTAGCCAAGTCAGCATTAAACGTTCTAACGTAAAAATATCGATTAGAATCCGGCGGAATAATCTCAAATACGGCATCTTCTTTTTTATATGTCACATTGCCGTTTTTGTCATAGAGACGTGTAAATGTTCCTTTATATTTTTTATTATCGCTATGAACTCTTGCATAATGCTCCGCATCATAAAAAGTATCGAACTCAGTTTCATGCGAAAATACTCGGTCATAAAAACCATTATAGCTATTGTTTTGGTAAATCCATTTTATTTTACCGTTAATTTCTTTTTTAAAAATATGATCAGTTTCCATCATGCCTTCTTAATGTTGACAATAAGTATTCTTTATAATCTTTATAACGTTTTTCTTTCTTTTCTACGTTCTTCTTCATACTCATCACGATGCTTCCAATAATCATCGTCAGATTCAGGTTCAGAATTAAGTGTAAACGCCTTACGAAGATTATCAAGATTAGATTCTAAAGAATAATCTTCTGCATCAAATAGCTTATAAAGCACGTGTTCAAGTTCAGCAGTATTAAAGAAACGTTGACATGTTTCTGGAGTAAAAAATTCAAGAATATTATATTCTACTTTAATACCTTCTTTAGCATCAACAACAAAACCACCGCGTCTTTTATGAATTTTTAGAAAATGAATTAATGTATTATTATCAAGTACAATGTAATAATCGTCACGTAAAGGATTAAACAATTCTTCGCCGATTTCTTCTTTAGTTCCTTTTATGACTTCTTCCTTAATTGTATGACCAACATCAATAATGACCTGTTTAATTGAATTACGTTCTTCTTCGGTAAAACGAACTTCTTCTTTATAAATTTGGTCAAGCTTCTTTAAAGTTTCAAAAAAGTTGCCCTCAAATTTCTGTAATTCTTTACTATATTCTGCAACCTTATCGAGATTGAACATATCAGGATTAATTTTGATTGCTTCTTCAAGTTCGCTTTGTAATTGTTTAGCATAGTCTTCGTTAATATAACTATTTGCCATTATTCTTTTCCTTTTTTGGATAGATAATATAGAAATGGAACATAATTTTTACGTTTTTGGGAATATTAACATCATACAGAGTGTTATCATATTTTGTCTGATGCGGAATCTTACCGATATAAGGACCATTTCTATAATAGAACTTTTCGCCATAATCAGCTTGTGCATCAAAAGCTTCAAGAATAATACAATATTCTCTATCATCATTCTTCATCTGTTCTTCTGCATACAGTCTAGCCTGAGTGGCATTATCACAGAAACCATAATCATAGCTATCGAGCTTAATACGGTCTTTAATCATCCAATCCCAATATGCAGGATTACCGATATAGCTTACGTATACCTTCTTATTTTCTTCAGGCTTATCTTTCTCATAGAAGCAATCTAAATCCTTCGGATCAATATCAGAATATGGAAACCACAATTCATCTAGTGAAGGACTAAATCCTGTTTTAATCTGAGCGATTTCTTCTTTAGTAAATGGAAAGAGTTTTTCGATTTTGACTAATTTTCCCATATTATATAATATAGAAAAAAGGTTGATACATGTCAACCCTTATTAATCTTCTTGTTCTTTTTCAACCACTTTTCATACCATTTGTTATAGCGCAAAAGTTGTTGAAGTGACGATTGTGATTTCATTTGTACTCCTTAATAAATATAGCTTTTATAATTAAGCCAAAATAACCAAGTTTGCAAGTTCTCTACATTTATCATTAAGCTCGCGCTTCAGAAGAAGCTCGCAAACATTTTTATACATTCTGTTCAAAGCCTTTTCACCAGGTTGATCAAAAGAATTGTAAACCATATCTGCGAGTTTAACAAGCAAAGCTTCTTCACTCATCTTGAGCAGTTTTTCGCTAATATAAGCTTCCTTGCCCATTTCTTCTTTAAGGATTTCGTTATTCCTGAGTTCAGTGCACAAATCAGCACAATGTTCGGAATTACCGACAGTCATGATTTCAAGATAAGAAGTTTCGGTATCTTCCAACAAATCATGTGCAAAAGCTGCGTTGATTTGGTCTATAGAACCTCCGTGTTCCATTACAATATAAGCAACACCGCGAGGGTGTACGAAATATGGAAAACCAGAACCTTTACGTTCCTGATGGGCATGACGACCTTTAGAGAAGTAATACATACCTCTACACTTTAATGGAAAGTCAGTTGATTTGATTCGTTTAAAAAGCGCTTCGTACATATTGTTACTCCTTTTTTATTAAAATAAAAAAAGAATTGACAAATGTCAACCCTTTTTCCTAAAATATTTTATTTCAGTCCGCTTTAAAACTTGCATTTTTCAATACGACCCTTGAGGTCATCAAGCATGTCTTCAAATTTGTCAAAATTTTTTTCGACCATGGAAAACATATCGCCACACATTAAAATATTATAATATCCGTTTTTGTAATCGCTGAATAAAGGTTTCATTTTATTTACCCATACAATAACGCCATCACAATTCTTGGTCTTAATCAAAAATTGGAAGTCATCACGTGTTCTATCGTCTTTTTCACATTGTTGGTCCTTGACTATTTCAAAATTTTTCTTTAACATCTTATACAGTTTATCAACTTCAGCTTTACTGAATTCAATCTGTTTCATCAAAATTGAAAAATGCTCACCAAGAATTAAATATGCATCGAGATTTTCATCTGATACCTTATTCAAAGCGTTAATGGCATCTTCAAGTCGATTTGCATCATACACATCTGGCTCGTCCTTTACAGCCTTCTTCATCGCCTCAATTATACCGTCACGAAGGTTCTTAAGACGTGCTTTTTCTTGACTCTTGGTACGTGGTCCATCAGTTGTATAGCATACTACTGGATCGTCATCAGATGTGGTATTTTTCTTTTTTCTTGCCATTTTTTATTTCCTTATAGATATTATTTTAATTTTTTACTTATCGTTTTTCCAGGGAACATCTACAACATCATCAAGAGTCTTATGTTCTGAAGTAATTCTATAACATGTAACTTTTAAGTCTTTAAGCTTTAATTCAGAACTTGTGGTCCAATAACAATCCATGCTACATTTACTAAATTCGATATTTTTACCAGTTAAATCGACTTCATAAATTAAGTCTTCGTCCCAGTCCATTTCTCGAATGTATTCACGAATATCATGGCCTACATTTTGAAAACGCCAGTTATCTAGTGTCGAATCACCATCTTTTTCGTCAAGTCCTGAAACAATATAAACTTTCTTTAAAATTTTTTCTTTATACAGACTCATTTATTATTCGCCTTCTCGTCAAGCGCCTCTTGGTCACTCGTAGTTTCCTTAATTAGCTTGACCATCTTTTCGCCTTCCAGCGACGTACTAGTAATGCCACCATCATCGTTCTGATACATAACATTGACACCTGCTGTTACAGCATTTGCAATGCATGCTTCAAGTTCTTTGTCGCCGATGTATTCTTTTAATTCAGTTAGCTCGTTAATTATTTCACTAATTTTCATAATTTTACTTCTCTAATTTTTTAATATAATAAAAAGGTTGACGAATGTCAACCCCTTATTTAATCAATAGAAAGCAGATAAGGACCTGTTTCTTCATAACAAATAACTTTACGTGTAACTGATGCATCAGAAATAGGTTCATATTCGGAATATAACCAGCCTTCTTCACGATATGGTTTCACCACATCGATATCGCCATATTTTATAATAATATTTTGGACCTGTTCCAAAAGTTCAGAAGCTTTCATAATATTCTCCTATCGATTATACCAATGCACGTATTTGTAATTATAGTTAATTTTTCCGTCACAAATTTCTGAAGGCCATACCTTTAAATCTTCAGGTTCATTACAGTCTTCGCCTATTTCTTTGATATTACTATAATAACCATAGCCATCATAATCTATAAAAAATGTAGTTTTACAATATTTAATAAATTCTTCAAGCTTTAATACACTACAACCATCCATATACGTTAATATAATAAAAGAGTTGACCAATGTTAACCCTTTATTTAATCAATAGATTAAAGTCAAAATCCTCGATTACCATCTTATGGAACCGCGCTTTCATGAAATCAATAAACTTGATGTCGTCATTATCGAACGCCCATGCCTGGATTGCTGGAATGAGGTCAAAAATCAACCACAAACACGTGATGAACGGTAAACCGATACACACTTCGCCAATATAAAAAAATTTCCTTACAATCTTTTTCATACTAATGTTTTCCTATATTATATTAATATAATAAAAGAGTTGACCAATG